AGCAGGGCTGACGGAAGTCGGCTCAACATTGGTAAATAAATCAACTTGTGTACTCATTTTCATCTTTTAGTTATTAAATGCCCTGCCATCGCAAAGCCCCAAACCGTTAGGTGCAATGCCAGCGGACACCCTAAAACATTCGGAGTTGGCTGACAAAATCTTTAAAACGCTTTTCTTGTTTTTCATAGTAAATTTTATCTAATTCAAAACCCACAAAACTAAATCCCATTTCGGCACAAGCAATTCTATTTGCACCACTGCCCAAGTGAGTATCTAAAATCAAATCGCCTTCCTTTGCATATTCATTTAATAGCCTTTTGTATAATGCCACAGGTTTTTCAGTTGGGTGTATTCTATTGGAGTTATTGCTATTTATTTTGTAAAGTCTTGCAGGGCTATCAAATGAAGTCCAAGCCTGTTCTATTTGGCTCATAGTTGGTACATAAGTCATTTTATCCCAAACTATGAATGTTCTATGTGCAGGAAGTCCAAAGTAATTTCCACCCCACACAATTTGATTTTTAGATACTCTAAATAGCTGTTCCCAATATTCAGCAGTTGGCACATTGTCATCCCAATTGCTTCTGCGAATATCATCCATAAATTTAGTTTGTGTGTTTTTCTTACTTCCACCATCAGTAGTTCTTTTACCTAATCCGTATGGTGGGTCAACTATTGCAAGGTTAAAATGCTTATCAGGAAAGCGTTTTAAACCTTCTACACAATCCTCATTGTACACCACAGAAGGCACTGCACCTAACACGGTATTGGCAAAATTGCCGTTCTGTTTTTCAATTAAACTTTCGTCCATAATTTCAACTTTTGTTTTTCAATTTATCTTTCGGTTCGGCAACTTCGCCAATACCCAAACGTTAGCAGTAATAGGGCAGACGTTCTTCGATTAGACATTTCGTTTGAAATAATAAAAGAAAAACGCCCACCCACTCTGAATTAGTAAATTAAATCAACATCTTTTTCATTTTCAGAAAAATACTTTTGCAGATAATCTTTACCATACATCTGAACAGTTTGTGGACTTACTTTAAATTTCCATCTATTACCGTTTTGCTCCCATTGCCCACCATTAAAATCCTTTCCATTATGATACTTACTTTCGTTGCTAAAAGTAATATGGTTTGGCTTTTTGTAGGTATCAGGCAAATGACCAGTATTCGGGTCAAATTGTATCTTACCTGCTTTGATGTCTTTCCAAGCACCTTGCAAGTCATAAGCACCCATTTCATAAAGAACATTATCTTGTCCTTTATACCTGTCATTTGCCCACTTCCAATATTCATCAAATTCAGGCTTTGTAAGTCCTGTATTGAAATTTGACACATACTTTAATGATGGGTCTTTTGCACTTTCCTGTCTTATTTTGTCAGTAAGTGAAAGCTGTAATAGTGCAGCAGGTTCTTCTTTCTGTTGGGTTGTGTATTGTTTCCCATTAAAGCTGAACTGTGCAAGTCCTTGTTTTCTTGCATTCGCAAATGCAATTTCAAAATCTGTTGGCATTGTATTTATTTTTTAAATTGTTTAATTAAAACCCACGCTTTGTTTTTCTTTTATTTTTTCTTTATAGCTTCGTAGAAACATTTGTGGTAAAAATCCCTACTACTGCTAACACGGTATTTACGCTATGTGGGCGGTCGTGCTAATATGAACATTTGTGCTTTTATCATCATTTTGTTGTTAATTTAACTTTAGTGCTATTAATCCCACACAGCGTAAATACCCAACCGTTATATGCTACTACCCCCTATACCCTGCTCTGTACACTCTATAAAGTCTGTTTCTTCTTCTTTGATAATTGGTTCTTGTATCATGGTTTTTTATTTTTGTGGGTTAAATTTCGTTTCGATTAATCTTAGTTTTGCTCTTAAATCCAATAATAACATTTTTAGTTCATCCCTTCCCCACTTATAAGGTTCTCTTGATAGTTCGGATAATCGTTCTGCAAGTCCACTTTCTTCTTGATTTAGTTTTTTAGCAAAGATTATTAAATTGCCACCTAAGTTTTCATTGCAGTATTTACAAGAACAACGATTAGCTTTAAAGTCCCAACGGGTTAATGTATTGGCTCTTGGTACAAAATGGCTTAGTTGGCAAAGTGTCCAATGCTGTAACCTTCCACAAGTAAAACATTCAGCCAATCCCGTTTTAGCATCTGCTGCTGTCATTCTTACTATACGGCTATGTACGTAGTCAAGGTCATGGATAAGGTATTGCCTTTCCGCTTCATCATAGTTCCCTTCTGCATACGCTTCACTTCTTAATTTAGTTCCTACCTTCTTTACTGCATTTTTTCTTTTCTGCTTTACTTCTAACCTGTCTAATACTTCTTTAGGTGCGTGTTGGTGGTAATAACCTTCATAGGATATGGTTGGCATATTGGTACAGCCACACTTACAAGTCTTACGATTAATAGAACTATAAGCCATTAGTTTATTAAATCCGTGTTTGGTAAAATAATATTTGATTTTAACCTGTAGTTGATAGCATTAATTTCTTCTTGTGTAAATTGTACTGTACCCGTCATTCTTTTTGACATATTATCTTCTGGCATCTTTATTTCTAAAGCCAACCATCTTTGAGTTCTACCATCCAAAGCAACCCTTACTTGGTCAGGTACACTTAATTTTTCTTTCGTTGCCATAATCTAATTTCATTGTTTATACAAAGATAAAGTAAAAACTTTTACATTTCCAACAAAATAATAAAATAAATATTTGGAAGTATGAAAACTTTTGTTTTACCTTTACATTCCACTACCCAATCATAATAATCCATAGCCAGTAGGTGTAGGTAAAAGATTGGATAGGTGGTTTTAAAAGTTCTTTAAATACGGAAATCTAAGCGAGGGGCGCAGGAAACTGCAAAGTTGTATAATGGAAGCAAGTAGTTCATGTGGAAATTATTAACGAACCCAATAAACGAAGCTGATTTATGAATAGATGAACTAAGGATTAAATCGGATAGGATTATGCAGTTAGAGTTGCAACTGGCGGTAATCTGAAACATATATTGCAAAAGGTAACAATCGGTGGCGACATCCCCGTACCGTAATAAAATTAGTCTGACAGGCTGGAAAGACAGCCACTTTTTAAAAATAACCAATGAACCCACCTAAAGAGATACACATACGTTCAGATGGAAATGTTTTGGAGTTTGTGGAAGTAAAAAAGCCATCCAAAGGAGAACCAACTTATGTGTACAAATACATTAAGTCAATATCTAAGATGGATGAACTACTGGCTCTTAATGAAAAAGAATTGGAAAAAATAATTTCTACTAACCAATAAACAACAACAATCATGGAATCAATTACTAACCGATTAGATAGAGCAAAAAATGACTGGTCAAAATGTTTGTATTACCTGATACTTGATTACACAGCAGGAACAAATATGAAAAAGGTACTTGGTCATAGCCCCCTATTTTGGAAGTGGCAAACACGCCTATCTGACCTTTGTAAGTACCATCAGGAACTAAGGGAAAAGCTAAATAAAACCCCTGTACCATTCAAAGACCCTGCAACAGGTAAAGAAGGTTACTACTTCCAATACACATACATAGGAAGTCATAGCTACCTTATAAACCTATACAATAAAATAAATAAGTTGGGTCTATACCGTTCTCATAAACCAAAAACAACAAAAATATGAAAAAAGCAACATTACTACTTATATTTAGCTTCATATCTTTAATAAGTTTTAGTCAATCAAGAATTGGTTCTACTGCCAATGATATTAAAGAAGAATTTAGCGACAATGTATATAACCTTAAATCAGGTTATGATAAAGATGGCGACTATTACATTAAAATTGATGAAAAAAGAGCCACAGTTTTATATTATTTCAATGAAAATAAATTATGCTACATGACCATTATATCCCCCGATAATCAAGGGGCTTTAAACTGGTACGTAGAAAGGTATAACAAGCTTTATGTTATTACTTCTTCTACCACATGGAAAATGTACAGCGAATATGGAGTATCTAATATAGAACTTTTTTACCCTAAAGGAGGTGGGTATATGTTCATTTGGAAAAAAGATTAAAATAATTTTTGGTGGTTTAAGAATAAGTGCTACTTTTATCATGCGAAAACGAATAAAAATGATTTCAAACACTTTTTTTTCACATATCGGCTTGTTCCTGACTGTAAACCTACCATTCTACTTCCGTAGATAATTCGTTTTCGCAGCAGTCAGGAACAGGCTTTTTTATTTTATACCATGTCAGATTGGATTAAAGTTCATAGACGGCTTCTTAATAGTGATGTATGGGAAAATCCGCAAACATTAAAGGTTTGGATGTGGCTACTTTTAAAGGCTAATTATAAGGATAAGCAGGTTTCTATAAAGATAGGAACCGGTTTTGAGGATGTTTTAGTTAAGAGAGGAAAGGTACTTTTTGGTCGTAAAACAGCTTCTAAAGAATTAAAAATGAGTGAAAGTGCGACATACAGAAGTATAAAAAAACTTTCGAGTATTGGCAAAATAACCGTGAAATCGAACAGCCACTATTCCATCATAACTATCTGTAAATATGAACATTATCAATCTGTAAAAGACGAAAGTGAACAACAAATGAACAGCAACCGAACAGCACCTGAACAGCACCTGATACAACACCTGAACACATCTAAGAAAGACAATAAGGATAAAGAAGGTAAAGAAAGTAAAGAATTTAACAAAATGCCTTTGCCTGAAAATTTTAATGGATTACCTGATATGAAGGTAGGTGCAGTAATTGAACTTATGAGGATATTGAAGCAAGTAGATGTATCAAAGGAACAGGTATTAGGTTTATGGTCAGTATTTAAAGTTCAAACATTAACAGGCAAAAAATTTTATCAGGATGAAGATGCGGTTTATAGCCATTTTATAAATTGGAGTAAAACTCAAAATTTATCTCCTAATGTGGTTAGTGTAGGTAGTTCATCATTAAAAACAAAATCGCAAGAAGAAATACAGGCTGAAATGGACGCATGGCTAAATGAAGATTAACTTATGTTCACAAATTTACAGGAATTAAAAGATAGGATTAGTATAGTTGATGTGGTTAGCCATTTTATTAAACTTAAAAAGGCTGGCTCAAACTATGAGGCTTGTTGCCCTTTTCATAATGAAAAGACACCTTCTTTTAAAGTTCATAAAGCTAAGAATACATGGCGTTGCTTTGGAGGCTGTCAGACAAGTGGAGATTCATTCGATTTTGTTGCAAAGTATAGGAATAGTTCGTTTATAAGTGCAGTTGAAGAAATAGCAGGTATTTACAATTTTACATTAGAAAAAGAAAGCAAGGAAATTGTAAAGCCAAAACCAAGATTAGAAAAAATATCTAAAGAGTTCATTGATAATTTTGAGAATAAACGTGGAATAAGTAACAATACACTTTTAAGGTTTGGTGTATCGGAGGGATTTGAATGGATGCCAAAGGCTAAGAAAGAAGTAAAAGTTATTTGTTTTAATTATGTTAAGGATGGTGAATTAGTGAACATAAAATTCAGGGGAGCAAATAAGGATATGAAATTATCAAAGGATGCTGAACTTGTTTTTTATAACCTTGACATGATTTCAGATACCGAAGAATGTTGTATAGTGGAAGGTGAAATAGATTGCCTTAGTCTTTATGAAGCTGGAATACATTACGGTATATCAACTCCAAATGGTGCTAATACAAATTTTAAGTACATTGATAATTGTTATGATTATTTTTTAAATAAAAAACGAATAGTAATTGCTGTTGATAATGATGATGCAGGTAGGAAATTAAAAGATGAATTAATAAATAGGTTTGGCAGGGAAAGATGTTTTATAGCTGAATTTCCACCTGATTGTAAAGATGCTAATGATGTCCTTGTAAAGCATGGTAAAGAAGTATTAAAGACTTGTATTGAAGAAGCGAAAGCAATAAACATTACAGGTATAGTACCTCACACAGAAAGAAAAGATGCTTTATTTTCTCTTTATAAAAATGGTGTACCAATCGGAACTGCTGCTGGAATATTTGGTTTAGACCATTATATAAGGTTTCAGGGTGGATTAGTTACTGTTATAACAGGTGCGCCAAGTTCAGGTAAATCAGAATTTTTAGATTATATAATTTCAAGTTTGGCGGTTAATCATGGTTGGAGGTTTGGGGTATTTAGTTTTGAGAATCAGCCTACATACCTACATGACCAAAAGATTGCTGAAAAAATAATAGGTAAGGCATTTGCTTTTAGGAAAGACCCTTCTCATAGAATTTCAGAAAGGGAACTTGAAATTACTTTTGATACATTGGATGATAGATTTAAAACTATTGATAAAACACAGGCAGATACTTCTATTGATGGTATTTTAGAAAAGTCAAAGGAATTGATTTATAGATATGGAATAAAAGGATTAGTAATTGACCCGTTTAATAAGGTTTTGCATAAGTGCAGTAATATGTATGACCCAAGTTATATAAACGAATTTATGAACAAGATTACCAATTTTGCTGTATCGTGGAATATTCATATTTTTTTGGTTGCTCATCCATCAAAACTTTTAAAGGATAAGCAGACAGGTAAAGTAGAAGTTCCGAATTTATACAGTATTTCAGGTGGCGCAAACTTTTATAACCAAATGGATAATGGAATTGTTATAAATAGAGATAGGCAAACAGGAGTTGTGGATGTTTTAATTGGTAAGATAAGGTTTAGCGAACAAGGTAAAGAGGGTTTTGTAAGTTACACATTTAATACTTTTACAAGGCAATATACTTACCATACAAGTTCAGACCCTATAAGCATTAAGCCTATTGTTGAATATAAACAAACATTTATTGACAATATAACAAATGATGAAGAATATCATAGCAATACTGATGAACCACCTTTTTAAAATATAAAATTATGCAACAAGTATTTAACAATGGAAGTAATGGTGATAATCGCCAAATTTTAATCAAGATTAATGATGGATATGTAGAGTTCTTTTATTACGAACAATATTTACGCCAATTAAAATGGATTGAAGAAGAAATAGAAAGAAGGTTAGAATATAACGGAGAAGAATTGACAGAAGAAGAAAAGGGTAATCATAGTTTTTATTGGATTGGATTAGAAGAATGGATTAATGATAAAACCCAAAGATTAGATAGAGATGATAACTGGCATAAACACATGAGAAGAAAAAATTGGTTCACAGAAGAAATGGCTAATTTTATAAACCAAGCTAAACTATAATATTATGAAAAATAAGTTCCTAACCATGTACCGATTACGTTTGCTTTATTTAATGGCAAGAATTAGAACTAAGCCTTATAAAAAACATAATGTTATGTACATGGATAATACCGATTGGGAAAAATGGTTAACCACTAAAAAAGAATTAGGATTATGAGAGGTAGTAACATTATACAAGCGTTCCAACATTTAAGGATGTCTAAAGAATTTTTACAGGACTTTCAAAGGGAGTTTCCTGATACCAAAGGAGCAAGGTTATTTAAAAACTATGAAGGTAAAATTGATTGGATATACATGGACTTAATTACCAATCCAAACTTTACCCCTGATATAGTAGAAGGAATAAAAAATGAATGGCATTGTGATATGTTGGCTTTGTCAGAAATACATGATAAAATATCCCTGCTTAAACCACAACAAAGAAATACCCTTGAAGAACTATTGGATTTAATTCTAAAGGGTGAAACCATAACCGTACAATTAAAAGCTGATTAACTATGGCACATGAATTAGATGGACTTATGGGAATTACAAATTATCGTGGGATTAATGTGACCAAGCTAATAGGTAAAGGATACCTTATATTTGGAAAGGTAGTGGAAAGTCCTTTAGAAGTGGATGAATTGATTAGGGTGGCAGGGGAAGCTATTGAAAAGTCATTGACCACTACTGTAAAGAATGAGAATGGCTCTATTTCTTGTTCTAATACCGATAATTTGGCAGATAATGGTACAGGTGGCACGTATGTATGGGAAAGGTAAAATAACAGCTTAAAACGAAGTATATGGAAAATGATAATCTATTCATTAAAAAACTTGAAAATTACCTTGACCTAACCTTAAATGATTTTGATAAGGAAAGGATAGCAGGTTATTTAAAGGAGTATGTTAAAAGTTTACCCGAAATGAAACCACAGGTAATAACTAAGATAAAGACTGTTTATAAGATAGTAGGGGATATTCAACAATCAGCTTTGGATGCAGATGCGGTTATAGTTCAGCCACAGGAAATAATTGAATTAATATCCCAAAAGACAGGGGTAAGCATAACCAAGATGAAGGGAAGGCAAAGGTATTCTGACTATGTATTGGCAAGGCATACTGCAATGTTCTTTATCAATAAAAGTTGTTTTGAGAGCCTTTTAGCCACAGGTAAAATATTCAATCGTGACCATACTTCCGTTATCCACGCAATAAGAAACGTAAGAAACATGATTGAAGGTGGGCATACCAAGTACATAGAATTAGTACAATCCATATCCGATACCATAAAACAAAACAACATACCATTAACCACAATTACCCCATAGTAAAGGGTAGGGTAGGTAAAGTTAATTAAGAAAAAAGTATTTTATTAACAATCTAAATAGTAATTATTATGAATTTTGGACAAGCAATCGAAGCCTTAAAAGAAGGTAAGTTAATTTCCCGTAGTGGATGGAATGGTAAGGGTATGTACGTTTTAAAACAGATACCTGCAACAATCGGATTAGACATTATCCCGAAAATGCAATCACTTCCACAAGCAGCAAAAGATAACCTGATAAAAAGAGGTCAGGAAATATCTTACACCAACCAAATGTTAATTGTAAATGCAGATGGCAGAGCCGATTCATGGGTTCCAAGTTCATCTGATTGTTTTGCAGAAGATTGGGAAGTTTTAGAAAGTTAAAACCCTTGTAAATGTAACGACAAGGTAGGAAGTCCATCTTAGGGTGGGCTTTTTTATGCCCACTCCCACCAATAAAAAAAGCCCCGTAAGTATATACAAACAGGGGATTCATTAACTCAAATTAAAACCAATGAAAAAACCTAACACTAAAACCTAATTTTCAAATATAACACACCGTTTCAACAGAAACCACTTTAGTTATACCTGATGTACTGGAACTAATGGTTGCCATGCCTTTGCGCCTTGTTTGTAGAACCCATGTAGCCCTACGCATCTTACGGGTGGATAACCAAAATTCAGCCTCGTCCTTTTTTAATTTTTTGATTGTTGTTTTCATTTTTATGTTTTTTGGTGATTGAAATAGTCTTTCGGTTAGGGTTGTCATGGCGTAGTATTAAGTCCTTTAAAAAAATCCTTACTTAATGTGCTTTTTATAAGTAGAGCCTTTTCATTTAAGAAATTATTTACAAAATCCTGCATTGCTGTGTTCTGTGCCATGAGTTATATTTTTTTAAACTGTTAGTTGATTCTGTTTATAGGTTAGGTAATCTTGTTGGTTTGTTGTTTGGTTCGTAAAATGGACATTCTTTTCTAATGTGGTCATAATCTTCATGGACAGGAATACCGCTTTCTGCATGGGTGCAATTATTCATATCCCATGTTTGTAAAAATTGTGGTTCATTTTCCATACCATTTGAATCTTTAATTATATCCTTGTGTTTACAAGATAAGCAGCATCTAAACTTTGGGTTCTTCCAGCACTTACAATTTTTATCATGGGTAATAGCCTGTTGTTTTTTCCAAAACCCTCTACCACAATCAGAATAATATCTTAAAACACTTTTAGAAATCATATTTAAATTTTATAGGTTAATAGATAGTTCTTCCCCTGTAATGGTGTGTACCAAATTTTGAAGTTGGTGTAGTGAATTAATACGATTAAAATAAACTGTCCTTTCTTCATCACCTTGTGGAGTTTGTGTAAAACTTGGGTAATGGAAATTATCAACACCTACCATTAATTCTAAATGAGATGCTATATCATTAATTTCAATACATGGTTCTCCGTTTTTATTTTTTTTAAACCCACACTTTTCAAGTATATCGGAAGTCAAAACTATTGGTTGACCGTATGCCTCAAAATCTAAAGCCTGTGTCCAATTTATAAATTGCTCAAATTGGTTATTACCCATACCTGACATTAAGTACCAATTTCCAATTCTAAGTTCATTTGCTGTCATTTTTAAATTTTATAGGTTAATAGATAGTTCACATTTTTCATTTTTTTTTGGCGTGTTATTGGGGTTTAGAGTTAGCTATTTGGACTGGCTTTCAATATAATCGTCTTTTTGCTTGTTTTTGCCATAAACGCCATTTATATAGTTACGACAACGGGCGCAAATGGCATCCTTTTGTGCGCCTGTAAGGTAAAATGTGTTTTTAGCTGCCTCCATAAGTTCAAGTAAATCATCTTTTACTTTTTCTACGGGTGGATTTTTGTCAATAATTCCTGCAAATGTGTCTAACATTGACCTCCATTCTGCAAGGTATTGGGCATCTTTAATTTTTGGCTCTGTGGCTTGTTCCATGATTTTTAGTTTTTATATTGTTTTTGAAATTTTTCTCTGTTTTCTCTTAATCTTTTTTGTAAAGGGCTTTCTTCCGTTGGGTTTCTTTCTTCTTCGATAGCTGCTTTATTTTCGGGTTTATTATTTTCAGCTATTTCTTCAAGAAGTTCAGGAGTTGGTTCGGGTTCTTTAACAAAGGTTAATTTATGAAGTTCTAAAAGTTTACAGAATTTAAAGTCAGACATTCCTGCTTTACCATTTAAAACCTTCCCAATAGTTCCATTTGAAAACTGTAAATCACTTTCCAATTTTTGAACCGTCCAACCTAAGTTCTTAAAATCAATAACAATGGATTTTACTTGCTCTTTCATTTTCTAATTTTTCTAACACAAAGATATAGCTATTTTCTAATTATCCTAATTTTTCTAACAATATTTTTAAATTATTTTTCCAAATTACCCACCAATACCCTCCCCATAGAAAGTAAAACAGGTAATTTATTTCACCATTTTGGTTACTTCAACCCCTACTAATGATTTTAAGGCACTATTTAACCCCTATAATCCCCTTTAACCCATAACCCTATCACCAATACCCAAATACCCCTTAAATAAGCCTCTAATCAATCCACAATAGCACAATTACCCTATAACAGTAACACATCAAACCACATTTACCCCATATAAGGCATAACACAAAGCCACATCAACAGCAAACCAGTGTTAAATCAAAGCTAAGAGCCACAAACCAGCGTTAAACCTGCATCAATCCTAAATCCAAAAGCTAATTTGCCTATAAAATACCCACACGGCTAAAAGTTTGCGTTATTCCTTTGCACTTGTACCCCACACATTACAGGCGTGAACCCACAAGCAGACAAATACAAACCTTTTAACCTAAATATAGTTGTGTGTGTTGGTTTTAATTGGTGGCAGCGTTTCCAAAATTTTAACTTGACGTACCCACATCGGCAGAACAAAAGCACCCAAAGGCAGTGGCTTCGCTATAAAGAGGCGTACCCCTAAGAGAATACGGTTACGGGTGTTTTGGGTTGTTTGTTTAGATATTGTTTTTGTAATTTTTAAAAAATAATTTGGTGGAATGAAAAACAATCGTAAATTTGTGTTGTAATTTTACGTTATGGATAAAAAAGTACAGCAATACCTATTAGCAAGTTTAAGTAAGAAAGATGTGGCTATTATACAGATGGTGGCAAATGAAAAGTCTTCTGTGGAAATAGGTAAGGAGTTGGGCTTATCCCCACGTACCATTGAAACCATGACCTATCAATTAAGAAAGAAGTTTGAGTTTAGAAGTTCTATTGGTTTGGTTGTCTTATTCTTCCGTAATAAATTAATTAAGTAAAAAATATATATTGTTATGACTATTCAAACTAAGTATGACATTGGTTTTCCTGTGTTTTTGATTTGGGAAAATGAAATAAAAATTGCTCATATAGAATCAGTACACTACACTTTGTATTCAGATAAATCAGGTGGGTTAAAATACAAGCTAAAGGAAGTGTATAAGGATATGAGTACGTCTGACTTTACTTTTCTTGACCATCCTGAAATACCTGAATCAAAATTATTCCGAACCAAAGAAGATTTACTACAATCACTTTAAAAACAATAAACAATGATTGAAAATTGGTCAGAACGACAAGAGGGGAATGTGAAGTTTATTCATCATTCCACAAGTTCAGTAATTGAATTAAAAGTAAAAGATGAATCGGGTATTTGGCGTGAAGTATGGCTTGACTATTCCGACTTTGATAATCTTGTAAAATTAATAAGTTCACTTAAATAAACATTCTATGGATAAGGTAAAAAATATTAGGGAATATAAATGGTCACGCAAGATTGATATTGAGCCTTGTATTGGTTTTGGAATTGCAATAGGGAATAACCAACCAAAGAAAAAATACAAGACAGCTTCATGGCAGTTAGCCGTACTATTCCTTTGTTGGAATATGCAGTTTAATTTATCTTACAATTATAAAACTCAAAAACCAAAACAATAACCACTAAAACAAATTACCAATGACAGATACAACAAAGCGTTACAGATTGCTTAAAGATATTGATAGCCCCGAATTAAAAGCTAAAGCAGGGGATATTGGTAAATTAGGTGCAGCTAATAAAGTATGGTTTGACAATGGCAGATACTTTTTTTGTAAAGACACAGTAGAAAGCACTTCAAGAAAAGAATGGTTTGAAGTACTAAGTGAGCCTGTAAAGGAAATGGTAGGAGTAACTGTTACTGAAATGAATACGTATAATTCAAGAGTTCATTATGGTTATTCTTTTAACGTGCATAGTGTAGATATTGATTGTGGTAAAATAAAACAAGCCATAGAATCAGCACTCAATGATACAGTGGACTTAGAAATGTATAAATTGGTTAGGGATAATGAAGCCTTAAAATCTCTTAATGAACAGCTTTGTTCTCACATTGATTCCTTAAATAAACAAATAAAACCCCCACTTAAACATGGTACTCACAAAAATATCAAGAAGTAAATCCTTTGAAATGGTAAATGGATATGGATTAAAGAGTTGGCAGAAGTTTTCTTTGGAAGGGGAACTGGCAGAAAAGGAAAGCCCATTGGAAGCCTATACTGAATTGGGTAAGATAATTGATGAAGCATTTAAGGAAGCCAACCCAAAGGTAGTTGAACCACCAAAGGAAATCCAAGTGGACAAAAAACCAACCCCTGAATCCAACATGATAACAGCCATAACCACTTGTACAGAGGTAGCAACGCTTAAAACATTTGAGAAGCTGGCTAAGAACAATCCTAAGTTTCAGGAAGCCTATAACGCAACAATGGCATTATTAACCAATAAAACAGATTAACATGGAATACAGAGTAAGAAACGGTAATGGATTGATATGCGAGTTGACCATTACCAATGGTAATACAACCATGATGGAAGATATGGCTACGGATAATTTTAAAGTGCCACAGTCAGAAATTGAAAAATTAATTAGGGCAGCTATTGAACTAAGCAGGTTTAATAAAACATCGGACGCTGACTTTATAATTAGCATTATTGATGATTGGTCAGACGATACCGATAGAGAAACAATAGTTGAATACATTCAAAAAATTAACCAATAAAGAAGATTAACATGGCAGACTTAGTATTAATTGAAAGGGATGCACTTGCAGATTTGGTGGTAGC